CTCGTCAAGAATTGCTGCTGCTTTAAGCGCATTCAATTCCTTGGCCAGCTCAATGCTTTGTGTAATTGACTCATCTAGTTGTGATTGCAAGTCTTGTGACTTAGTCTGCATCTCTTCTAGTACGTCGTATTTTTCTTCCGGCACTTCGATAAAGTGCTCTTTGAACAATGTCTTCATGCCTTGGATAAAGTCTTCAGCAATCTCAGTTCTCAAGCCAGACTCTACAGCCAACTTGTTTTCTTCCATGTACTGTTCAACAACATAGTTCAAATAACCATCAACCTTCTCAACAAGAGCTTCTTTGAACTCTACCAATTGAGTAGCTGTTTGCTCTTCTAACTTAGAAGTGACCATCTCCATCTCGCTATTAACACGAGCAATGACGGCGGCTTCGAAAATAGAAGTAGCTTTTGTTCTGAATTCTTCGGAAAGATCTTCACCAAAGATAGAATCTAGTTGAGCTTTAATATCAACCGTTTCTGCCTCTGTAATTGTCTCGCCTTCTTCTTCTGTCTCTTCCATTGCTTGAGTCTTAACAGACTTAGCATCACCCTTCATGGGCAAAGGATTTACTTCTTTAGAAGCTTTGGCAGAAGCACTGTTTTTACCAGTAGCGTCCATGACTTCTTCCATGTCTGCATCTTTCGATGAGCCTTGTCTGGGCATAGATGTATCACCCTGACCAGAACCTTGACCGGCTTTGGAAGTATCTTTTGCTGTATTTACAGTGGGCTTACCATCTGCAACTACTGTCTCTGAAGCTTCGTCGATTGACGTCTCTTCAGTCAATTGCTCAGTTCCGTTTGCACGGCTTAGCAACTGCTTAATTTTGTTCTCTACTGACATCCTTGGTCTCCTAAGAGTATGTTTAACGTTTATATTTATATAAATTAATTACTTGATAGTTCGTAAGAACTGTTCAAATACTTGTAATTTCACTTTATTTAGGTCTGCTTTAGATGCCTTCCTAATAAGGTTCTGAGCCTGTTCGATCTGAACTGCTTTCCAAACACCATTTTCTAGAATCCATTCAGCTGATTCCATAATACCTTGTACAAAGGCATCAGGGGCAGAAGGATCGGCTACAATATCAACGGTAGCTAAATGAAAGTCATCTTGAACTTCATTAACACCTTCTTTGTTTAACTTAACCGAACCTAAACCTCTAGATGAGACTCCTAGTCTAACACCTTCTTCAATAAAGTTCTTTGCGATCTTACCCATTGGGGTATCTAAGATTTTAGCTTTACCGTAAATATCATTACCTTCAAACTTAAGACCAGTAATCATATGTGATACTTGGTTAAGGTTAATTGAAGGGTTAGGAGGATGACCTAATTCGCCTAATGAGCGCTTTTCGTTGATAAGTTCTTGGTATTTTTGAACTTCACGTTCCATGATACCCCTACCATAGATTCGACCATTGCGGTTTGGTTTCTCTGCTTGCATGAAGATACCTTCGATGTAAACAGATTTTGTACCGTCTTCTTTTTTTTCTGTCAGGAATTTTACATCCTGATTCATTTCTGTAATGAGTTTCATTATCGATCCGGTTGTTGTAAGATTTGACGATTAGGGTCATTAAAGCCTTCGCCTTTGGTAAACTGTAGTATAACAGAACTATTACCTGTACCAGTATGAATAGTAACGTTAGCGTGGGCTTGTTCATCCAACACCACACCTAAATCTCTCGAAAGACTAACAGTACCTTGCCCAGCACTCATTGTAAATACAACGTTACCGTTTCTTACGATGTTAGCAAAGTTAGCCACATCATAAACAATATCAGAAATAGTCCAGACTAAGTTACCAGCTGATGTCAAAGGAATAGTTTGATCTGCATACTTTACATCTGTATATGTAATGGTTGTGTTACCAATACCGTCTGAAACTACTTTAGCAGCAGCCTGTCGTCTGGTATTTTTAAGAATATATTTGTTAGTTGCCATTTTTACTCTTCTTTATTTGCTTGCATGTAATCTCTTACAGTACTCATGTAATCGGCACTCAAAGTAATTTTACTCTGAACCCATTCAGCAATGTTAGTTTCATCTTCAAGCATATCATGAACGGTTTGTGCATTAGCAATAATGGCTCTCAATTGAGACTTAGCCATATCACCTTCATAATCGTACTCGCGAGGATCTTGTTCTTCCGCCACTCTCTTGGCTGTCTTAGTTGCAATAGCCATCTTCATACCCATGGGCATACCTGGGTTTTCTCTTTTAATAGCCTTGGCAACTTCTTCCCGCTTCTTCATTTCAGCAGGAGTAAGATGTTTCTCGTCTAACTTATTCCTCAGATGGAACAGGTTCATTGTCTTTTTCCTTGGTGTAAATGGATTGAGCTAACTCAATTTTTCTTGCATCTAAAGCATCAGTTAATTTATTTGAAAGAGCGGATTCAAAGCCGTCCTTTGCATCTGTATTGTTACCGTCGATGATATCATCAATCATCTTGTTAATAATTTCTGTAGTATCCACAATATTCTCCTAATGATATATTATTTATTGGTCTGGAGCGGCGTTAGTTTCACGACTAAGCGCGGCTGCTTGCTCCGATCCTGGCATACCTGGCTGAATCTCAACAGGGTCAGTTTGATTTTCTTTTTCTATTTGCTCAATCTCATCATCTGTTAGCTTAAGAATATTCTTACGAATATAAGTCTTACTGTAGTAGATACCAACATAAGGTGACATCTGGTTAAGAACGTCTACACGATTGCGAAGGTTCTCTGCATTCTTCATTTCTTGGTAATACTGATCTTGAGCATACTTATAGTCAATCTTTGACTTAATACCATCCCAGTCTTCAGGGGTAATAATACCCTTCAATACCAATTGGGTCTCTAACAGATCATCAAACAATGCGTTAAACTTTCTACGCAGACGACTTATAAACTTTGCAAACTTAATCTCATCATTAGAGATTTCAGCCTGTCTGCCGAAGTTAAATCCAGAATTCTGTTGGAATCTAGATAATGGAATATTTAATGACTGATATACCTTGTTCTGGAAGTACTCAATGTCAGCAATCTGACCTAAGTTTTCTCCTCCAGGTAATGTTGTAATCTCTGTACCACGCCCGCCTTCACGTCTAGGTAACCAGAAATCTTCCAACATAGTCATAAACTTACGATCGTCCTTGATCTCACCAGTCGTAGAGTCATAGATGATCTTGTTACGGTACCGGGCCATGATGTCTTTCATGTACTGCTCGGCTTTCAACTTAGGCAAGTTACCTACGTCAATATAAAATATTCTTCTCTCTGGTGCTCTACTCAATCGATAGATGACCAATGAGTCAGCCATCATCTTTAGCTGATTGGTAGGCTTAATAGCCTTATTCAGATAACCCAGTACAACGTTTCTATCTAAGTCTAAAAGACCAGAAGGAACAAACGTTATGGTATCTGTTGCAATCTTAATACCGTTGTTATTATTAGGATTGGTACCAGCGGTGTAGTTTAAGCCTTTTTCGTTATAGATGAAAAACTCATCTATTGACTTAATAACCTCAACACCTGAAGGCAACTTATCCTTCTTAACTTCTCGTACTTTTCTAATCTTACGAGGATCAACGTATCTTAGCTCTTGAATACCTTGCTTGGGTTGTGCAGGGTTAATAACTTTTTGATAGTACAAACGACCGTCAATGTACCAACGTCTGAAGATGTCATGTGCTCTGTCTTTAAAATCCAACAGAGAAATAACCTCGTCAAACTCATCTCGAATTTTCTTCTTTATACTATCAGAAAGCTCCAGCTTCTCTAAATCTAGATAGACTGGGTCTTCACTGTCCACAGCAGCAATTGCTTCTGTGACGATTTCTTCAACAGCATTATCTACATCTGGATAGGTAGATATGTCTCGATAACGAGAAATCAACTCACTCTCCGAGCGAGCTGAAGCATCTATGTCAACGTAAGTGCCGAAATACCCCCCGGCCGAAACCGTGGAGGTACCGTCTTCAGAAGTAGGCGTAATAAAAGATTGACTTTTTAAATCCGCTTGCTTATCTTCTCGGCCAATAGTAAAACCAAATAGTGATAGTGCCATTATATATTTTTCAATGATTAACGATTAAAAATACCACCAAAGTTTACAATACTTCCAGCTGGGTTGTTAGAAGTTGTAAAGTGCTGGTATTGGAATGTCACTGTGAATGAGGAGATTTGATCGTTAGCGCCAAAGTCCAAAGCCACAGGTGATAGATCAACAGGGAATGCGTTGATAATGTTATAAGATTTCAATGCATTACCATTTCGATCCAACTGGAATACTTGCGCGTCGCGCTGGTATTCTGAAGGCTGAAGTCTACCAAACTTACTAGCATAGTCCTCCATTCCTCCCATCCACTGTTCCATAGCTGTACGAATTGACATTTCAGCGTCGTTCAATACAGTAATAGTCCAGGGTGCATATACGCGATCGCCAACGAATTTTACTTCACGACCACGATATTGAACGATAGCGGGGTTAACTGTTTGACCAGGTAACTCAGCAACAGAGACCAAGAACGGGGCTCTTGCAACCGCTAAAGCTTGACCTGTAACATATGTCGGAAAGGACAATTGTACAGCGAACTGGTTAGGGCGAGCACCACCGTTAGTTAGTGCGGATTTAAAACGTTCTACGTTAAATGTTGTCATTTGTTCTCTCCTTTATTAAGCGCCGACTTCTTCGAAAGAAATTCCGGAGCGAGTTGCAATAAAGTTGAGCTGTATGAAGTTAATCGCACGAGCTGGCTTGATAAAGATATCTGCAACAAAGTTGTTGGTATCGATAACTTGAGCTGTGTTATTAGACTCATCGCAAACTACTTTAAAGTCTGTAATACCACGGCGACCTTGAACGTCACGTAGGAACGGCTCAACAAGGTTTCTGAACTGGGCTCTTGTGAACGGGTCGTTGAACTCGAACAATTGGAACTTAGCAGCTGTAGCAATTGCTTTCTCAAGCACAATAAACAATCTACGAACGTTGATACGATCGAAGGCTGAAGGCTTGGCTAACAATGTCTTGTCACCGAATAGAACTGTACCGTTACCAGGGAATGTAACAACGGGGTTAATACCCTTCTTGTACAATGTGTCACGATCTGCTTTGCTTGGAGAGTAAGCTAATTTAACAACGTTCTTAACTTGACCGCGGTTGAAACCTGCAGGTGAGAACCATGGGTCAGCAACAAAGTCTGTACGAACTGCAAGACCGGCTGTATCACCATTCAATGGGATCCAACGATATACATCGTTATAACGGTCATATTGGTATTTCCATCCAGAATCCAACACCGCATAAGAGCTAGATGTCAAAGATTCGCGGAATGTTACAACATCGGTAGCTTCTGCTCCGGCATTATTAACAACGTTTGCCAATGTCGGAGAAGCAAAAACAATAACGTCTTTTCTTACTTCGGCAATACTGGAGATAGCATAATTAACAACTGTAGCAGATGCAGCACCCAATGGGAGCAAAGAAATGTCATACAGTTCATCGTTAGCAAACAGAGCCAAAGCACTTGTAATGTTACCATCAGTAGGAGCATCAGCAGATACACCACCAGCCAGAGACAATGTTACGTTAGATGTCAGGTTAGCAAACAAGGATGCATTAGCTGCATTACCCCAGGCAGTACCTGAAGCAGTAACGTTAGATGTATGGTCCATCCAGTAAATATAAGCAGACTGTGTGTTTACTACGTCTTTATAGTATGCAGATGTACCATCGGCTCTCTTAGCATCAGAAGCTTTAGAGGCGAAAGCAAACTTCTCAACCACGGTACCAGCAGTACCAGAGAACAAACCGTCTTCATCAATAACAGCAACGTGAAGTTCATCGTGTGAACCTCCTAAATCGCTAACATATGCAGATGTGCCAGGGGCAGCATCAAAGTTAGTAGCATACGACCATGTAGACCAGGCATTGCCATCAGCCATTGATACCTTCAATGAGTTACCCAAGGCACCTGGGTACTTAGCAGCCCATTCTCCTACGGAACCTTCTCCGCTTGAGTAAGATGCTGTGTAATGATCTTCGTTTCTAATAATAACCGCTGTAGCAGCTGCGTTTGCCATAGCGTTTCTTGCGGTTGCTTGATTTACAACGCGGATCACTTGTAGGTTATTACCGTAAGACAAGAAATTAGCAGCTGTAAAGAACGATTGGAATGTTGAGCTGTTAGGCTTTCCAAAAGTGGTTACAAGAGCGTTTTCCGAATCTACCGTGGTAACAACACCAACAGGACCCCATGCAAATGCGCCAGCAAAGCCGCCGGCTGTTGTAGCAACGGCAGGAACGACCGAGGTAAGGTCCTGCTCAGTTACCAGAACGCCTGGTGATAGCTGAAATGCCATATTTTTTTCTCCTTATAATGTTATTCTGTCATAACAAATTTTATACCAGTATATTTATAAATACTGAACTTTGACTATTACCAGCTACGTTCTTTAATAAAATCCGAATAATCTTTTTGATATTTGTCACTTAACCAAATATCCCCATCTACTACCTCAACATCTGGTTCTGATGACTGTCCGTTGTCAATAAAACCAAATGGGGTAAGCTCGTCTTCTATGTTCTTCATCTGCGAACTATAGAGCGCTTGTCTATTGTTTGCATTCATTAGATCTTTAAACATTGGGTCATTTGTAGCCCATGCAAAAAGAACTAATGTCATAGTCAAATCATCATTGTAGCCTTCATCAGCTTGAAACACACCATTGTGTTCAATAAATGTTGAAAATTCTGATATAATGTCTCTATCAAAAACCAGTAGTTTATTTTCTTCTACCAAAGATTTTAAAGTTGCACATCCTATGCGCTTAACTTGTTTTGTTGTTCTTACACCCAGAATAGAACTTCTTCCAGAACTAGATAGAACCTGTCCATATCTGGCATCAGAGCCGACCCAGATCATATTCTCATACTCTAAGTCGTTGTGAATAATATCGGCAACTTGTTGACCAATATCATTAATCTCAACCAGAACATATGCACTGTTATAATCCTTTGATACCTTGTGAATTACAGTTGGGTATAGTAAAGGGCTTATCTTATTGTTTCTATATTTAGCTACAATTTTATAAGGGTATTCAGTAGTATCGATAACTGTAAAGGCAGAATAATCTCCTCCAATACCTCTCGATGTATCCACAGTGGTAAAGTATACGTGCCCGGGGACCGGATATTCTAAAACATCTAACCCATCCTTCTCGTACATGAAAGATATAGGAGACATCTTTGCAATAGTATCAGGTGAAATTAATGTGTTAGATGAACCGAGAAACGTACATAACACCTCTTGGTTAAACTTAAGTTCTCCTAGAACTGATTTTTGTTCTGCAGCCCACTTATCATCTCTGCCCGGTATCTTCCAGTAAGGTATTTGTAAAGCAACAAAGCCGTTACGACCTTCCTGGGCATCATTCCAATACTTCCAGAAGTGATTATAACCTAGAGGAGTAGAAGTTAGCAACACCTTTGTGGTCTCACCAGCCATAATAGTTGGATAAGTTGATGTAAAGAACTCTTCGGCAACGTTATTAGGAATAATTGCCGCCTCATCAATATACAACCAGTTAACTGATTTACCTCGAATACCAGAAGTAGAAGTAGCAGATGTAAATACCTTAGAGCCGTTCTCTAATTCTACATCACCTTTGTTCCAGGTCTTAATACCTTGCTGCATCCAAAGAGGTAAATTCTCGTACATAATTTGGTAACGTGACAGTACTTCTCTGGCCGCGGTTGACTTGTTAGCCAAGATAGCAACGGTCTTATTAGAATTAAAAATAGTGTAATGAAGAATACAGGCAGCCGAGGTAATGGTCTTACCCTGTTGACGTCCTTCCATCAGAATAACTTTTCTGTTATTCATAATGGTATCTACCTTTTCTCTCTGACAATCGTACAGACTAAAGAGAATTAAACCTCTATCCAAGGAAACTATATAGCAATAGTTCTCAATAAAGTATATTGGATCTTCTTTGCACTTCATTAACTCCTTTACCTGCTCGGAAGTAAATTGCATCTCAAAGCCGGCAGGCTTGAGTAGGTCGTTTCCATTATAAGAATTATTTTCCATTAATCATCTTCATAAGATCAGATGTAGAGCCAGCAAACACGATGTTGTTTTGCTGTTTAATATTCTCCATCTTACCACTTGCCTTATCAATATCTTTTTTAGTTTTATGAAGACCAATTAACTCTTTTGTAATAGCAGTTTGTGCCGATATCAATTGCCCAGCAACTTCAAATGCTCTTGGGTTCTCAGAGTTCTTAGCAATATGAACCAACTCAGTCATTACATCTTCGTTCTTATTAATTAGACTACGAAGGGTGTTACGGGCCAATTGAAAGTCATCTTCCTGATCTAACTCAGAAGGATTATATGCCACAGGCATACTCGTTGGGATAGGCAAATCAACGTCTGTCTCAACATTGAAGACATCGTTAATTCTATTAAGTGATTTCATTAGAAGTCCTCAAACGTATCTGTAATACCAATAGTATCACCAGGAACAGCGGTACCGGGAGTAATTGTTGCGGTGTATGAGGATTGTTTATTAGATAGTGCGGGGTCTGAGAATGTATTAACGTTTGTTGTTCTGATGATGCCCTGTCTGTTGACTGGACCGTAAAAGTTAAGTTTCATTGTGAAGTTGAGCGTCCAGATGATTGCTCTTCTTTGAGTAAAGTCACCCTCGTACTCATCTTCATATGTAATGTTGTCCAGAATAACAGGTAAGTCATTCTTAATGCCCATTGCAGGAATTGCATTAAGAGTCAAGTTATAGTCAGGATTAAAGTAAGGTAGAATCTGCTCGATAATCTGTAGCCCATCATCTTGGTTCTTTGTATACACATACAAAGTCATAGCAATGTTATATGGTGTAGGTGCGTACTGAGCATTCAAGGAAGTTGTTGACGTACCGTTTAATGCTCTATTCTGCTGAACCAGACTGACTCTTCTATTAGGATCATATGTCAAACTAATCATCTCAAACCCTAGTCTAGGTAAAAAGGTCTGAAAGTTTTGTTCAAACGAATTAGGTTGAGCGGCAATTCTAGCTAAGAACTTTTGTTTAGGGGAATATGCCAAAGGAACACGAAGGGTCTGAGTAATATTACCACTTGAGTCTAGTCTATCAATATGAATGTTATTGAACATATTACCAAAAGCCACAATTGACTTTCGTATTGTTCCCCAATAAAATTTATCAAACATTTATTTCTCCGAATGGGTTTCTCTCGGAGAAGTCCAACACGGAAATCTCGCCTCTAAAATCTTCATTATCAACGTTAGGGAAGATGGTACTCATGTTATATGATTGAAGAATAATTCCAGCCGGACTATACTCTTCCAGTAACGCTCTATCTCCACTCTCAAGCAGTAAGTTAAATGCATTAATGTCAGCAGACCTATCAGCTGAAATATTATCAATCTCAGATACCCCTGTATCAAAGATCTCAGAAGAGTACTGCATCAACTCACATTGGAGTTTATAGACGTATAATTTACCAACTTGGAAGAAAGGGTCGGTTGACTCAACAAACTTAATTTCAAAGAATGCCTTGGTCAATGGAAAGTAAATTATATCGCCTTCAGCCGGTCTTGTAGTAAGAACAGCATCGCCAGATCTTGCAATTACCTCATCCCATCTTCTTCTGGATACAATAAAGGTTGCGGTATCTCTAATCTCAACCCCAAACTTTGACATCAAGTCCCCATCACCTTCAAACCCGGTAACGTTCTGCATGTACATCTCTAGAGGATAAGCCGATGAGTACTTATTAAGTACATCTTCTCCCAGAATGTCATCTTCATTTACCGATTTTCTAGGTATGTAGTACGTGTCAAACCCGTATATTTTTAAACATTCGATAATTATATCTTCCATGAGCATTTGCTCAGAAGATCTACCTCCAGGTATACCAGATTGGAAGAAAAAGTTGGTTGCCATTATTCGGTATATCCACGTGGATTAGTTGTTGCCTTGATGGTATAATCCATAGGTGGGCTGATGAGATAAGCTATAAACATTATCAACCTGTAAAGAAGTCTACAGGGAGTTCGTAAGTAGATTTAACTTCTGCTTTTAACTCTGTAATCTCTTCCATTGCTTCATCAAAGATCTTTTGACCATTCAACGTTACTCCACCTGGTAATTGTACGCCTTCGAACTTCTTAAGATTAATACCCCATTGACGCTTAATTAAAGCAGTAGTGTATCTTTTTAAAAATCCGTCATTGTAGACATCGGTATACGTATCAGGGTCAAGTGAACGATAGGCTTCAATAATAATGTAATCACCGATAGCCAGATCGCCGCCATCACCCCAGGTTAAATCGATATGCAGTCTATTCATATGACGATTAAACCTAACAGGCTTCTGTCCTGTCATAAGGTCGTTAATCAAATTAATATGCATCTTTAACATCGTAAAGTACTGAATATCAGTATTAGTTAAAGACTGTATGTTGTTAAGCATTAACTGGTACTTGGCATCAAAGAAGCTAATACTATTTGATCTACTTGATAACGGTAACGTTCTTACAACACTTAGTACGGAATCATTTAAGGTGACATACTTGTTATCAAAATTACCAAGAGTAATTGTAGATAGAGTAGCTGAGGTACCTGAAGAGGCTCCAACAATTGTTTCTCCGGCAGTAAAAGTACCTACAGTATTCTTAACATTAACCCGGTTAGCTGAAACGTTGGCATGCACAAATGTAGTTGCACCGGAAGAGGCACCTGTGATTTTTTCACCAATAGAAAAAGATGCAGCATTAACACCTGTAATCTGAATCAATGAAGCCGCAATTTGTTCTTTGAGATATACAGCCTCAACCGCGTCATAATGAAAGTCTCTGTAGAACTGTATAGCCTCATCAACACGATCTTCTAGTTGATCGTCATCAACGTTAATTTCAAGTACGGGGTGGCCTAGCGATCTAAGGCAATAATCTATAAGGTTTTGTCTGGATGAAGGTGAAGACATTGTATCTTTCCTAATTTATATGGTATATTTATAAGGAAAGGGCCCTGAGGCCCTTTGCAGTTATTACATTGAATTGTATTAGAATGTAATAGATCCAGAAGATGTAAACGAGTAAATTCTAAATCCCCCTACTACCGATTCAGTTGGTGAACCTGTAGTAGATAAGGCTGCTCTAAACGTAGATGGATAACGAAGAATGACGATACCGCTACCGCCAGCTTGAGCAAGAGATGCCCAAGTTCCAGAAGTTCCACCGCCACCACCGCCACCACCTGTATTAGTGCCACCAGCAGTTGCAGATAAACTCCTATTTGCACCATTGCCACCACCTCCAACACCACCTATTGCTTGCGAACCAGTAGTGTAAGCAGTACCAGCCCCACCACCAGCATAGGTTGTTACAGTTCCAGAAATGCTAGAAGCTATACCAGCACCACCATTTCCTGATGGATTTTCAATACCTGATGAAATTTGAGTTAGGGCGTTTAATCCAACAGTCCCAGCGCCACCGCCTCCACTTCCGCTTTGACCAGCAGAATTTCCATTTCCTCCAGCATTTCCTTGACCTGAAGTGCCACTACCACCAGTTGCAGTTACAGATGTGTAATCTCTGCCAATTCCACCACCTGACCCGCCTGTTTTTCCATTTGCGGTAGTTGAATTTACGCCAGCACCACCACCACCGCCTCCTGTAGCAACAATATTACCTGTGGTTGCTCCCGATGATGTGGCAAGTAAAACAGAATTACCACCATTACCACCTGCATTTCCGCTTGATGCCGCACCAGCCGCGCCAACAGTAATCCAAAGCTGAGTGCCAACAGTTACGCCTGAGAAGCCAGCAAGCAATCCACCAGCGCCGCCACCTCCGCCGCCATTTGAATCACCACCAGCGCCTCCACCAGCAACAATCAAGTACTCCACATTCTGGGGTGGAATACCTGTCCAGTTGTTGTCTTTAACGGCCTGGGCTACCTGGGATAGAGTCCAGACACCTGAATACTGGGCCATATTAGGCTCCTGTGGTTACTTCAACCCATGAAGTTGTTGCTTCATCCCATCTGTACATCTTGTTGTCTGTAGGCATTGCTACAGGAGCATCCCACTGACATGTGGTCTCATTTAGAACCCATGATGCAAAGGGCTTAGGAGGAATAAATGCATCACGACCGGTATCGTATGTGTAACCGATCCCTGCATAATTCTTACGAAGGGGTCTACCTTCGGGGTGTTGACCTCCATGGGTATTATAAGAGGTTTGAACCCAAGAAGATGGGTCTCCCCAGTTCCCGGTATTCAATGTTTCTTGATCAATAACGATGACCTGGGTAACAATACCGTTTTCAACTTTTGCAAAATGTGCCATTTAATTTTCCTTAAAAAGTAACTGTCCCGGAAGACGTCCATGTATATATCTGATAACCATCGGCATAATTGACCTGAGGGTTTCCTGTTGTTGCCTTGGGTGCTGGTTGATTGAAGGGGTAACGAATGATTACGATGCCAGAGCCGCCATTTGCACCAAAAGTGGTATTAGCATTATCTCCAGCGCCGCCACCGCTTCCAGTATTAGCGACTCCTGCTTGAGCAACACCGCTAGTACCGCCTCCATTGCCCCCGCCTCCGCCGCCGCCTAGTCCACCATTCCCTGAACCGCCAAAATTGTTTGCACCGCCTCCGCCGCCTCCAGCGTAAAAAACTCGACTACCAGTAATAGTAGAACAAAGTCCAGTACCGCCATTACCGCCTTGTCTAGTAATTAAGCTTTCAATTGCCGCAGAGCCAGCACCTCCACCGCCACCGCCGTTGCCAACAGAAGCATTTCCAACGGCTCCAGCATTACCTTGACCAGCTGTCCCAGAGCCGCCAGCAGACCCATCCATATTTCCACCACCGCCAGAGCCACCATCTGCGCCAGCAGTTTGACCAGAAACAGAGCGCACACCGCCACCGCCTCCAGCAATAGAGGTAATAGATGAAAAAACCGAATTAACACCGCTTACGCGAGTATTTGTGGCGGCGGCTCCTCCAGCACCAACAGTAACAGTCAATGCAGTGCCAGCCGTAACAGCAAAACCAGCCGCCGTTAATAAACCACCAGCACCACCTCCTCCACCAGCGCCATTAGAACCACCACCTCCCGCACCACCACCAGCAACCACCAAGTATTCAACAGCGGTTACGGTACCACCAAGGGCATCAAAGGTTGACGAAACAATACCGCCCAAGTATGAGGACATTAATTAACTCCAGTTGGCAGATTGAACTGCGGTAATAAAAGCTGGCATATCGGAGGCTGCGGTCACAGCGGCAATCAATCGATCGCATTCGGCCAGAATAGCTGCTCTATTATCGGCTACTTCCGTTGGAATTGCCACGTTTCTCTCGGCTTTTCTAATAACCATCCAATCGGTTGGTGCAAGTCTAGAATTAGCAGTCTGTTTAAACTGTGCAATATACTGTGACTTAAGACCTTTGGTAATGACCTGTTCGGTCGTATCAACCATAGTCTGTGTTGCAGCATCATAGACCTGGACATACAATGGTGTGTTGTCTTCTTTGACTTCTGCCCTGTCTTCCAAAGCCTTGGCTGTGTTTACGTAATTGCGGGTAACGTAGGTGTCACCAACAGAGTAGCTACCAAAGGTTACCCAATAAAAGCGTTCATCTTCACGGTTGCCGTCAATAATTTCCTTGGCTCCATGCTGTGAAGCATACAAAGCCGTTGGTTGGAATTCGTTGGGGAACAACGTCTGAAGTTCACCGATCTGGGTGATTTCGTTATTTTGTGTTACAAGTGCGTACATTATTTTTTCCTATTATCTTGCAAGTGAATATTTGAATGGGGTTTCAGCAAAGGCCATGTAAACGTATGTGGCAGTACTTGTATTTGTATTTCCATCTGTGCCTCTAATTTTGAAGCCATTACTCAGAGAATCAATGCCAACACCAGTGTCATAACCTTCAGTATTAGTTGCAGATGCGTACAAATAATCTGCCATCACATTGTAAGTTGAGCGTTTAGTGTCAAGTATTTGCCC